ACCACCGCCGTGCTTAAATATAATCATCATATTCTTTAATGAATCAGTTAATGATTCCATATTATCTTTTACTGGTAATACAAAACAGGCATGTAATAATCCTTTCTTCTTTCCAGCATTTCTTAGACATGGTGAATTAGGTAAGAACTTACCATCTCTCATTAGTTTGTTTAATCTCTTTCCAAACTTGGTATCTCCTAAAGATAATGCTCCAGATACTCTTTTAAATACATCATATGGTTGTTCCCCTTCTCCACAATATCTACTGCGTAATAAATTCTTTGCGTTTTTTGATAATGCCATTATTCGATTCCTCTCTTTATAGACTAAATTTATACATTCGTTCTATCTCATCAATCACTTTTGATAATCCAGCTTTCTTTTCTGCAAATACTAATCCTAATGTTTTATGACAACTACTACAAATCTCTTTTCTATCTATATCAAATTTTTTATTGATCCCTAATGGTTTAAAAAATACACTCTTCAATTCTTCTTGAAGTTCTATTAGATCAGTTTCTTTAATAGAAATTAAAACAAACTTTTCTTCATGAATCGGGCTATCACATATATCACAGAATGAAACATCCATTTATTTTCCTTTCTTATGTTTTTTATAAGCTTCCTTGCATTCTTCGCAGAAATAATGGTTTCCATTCTTATCTACTATATGATATTTCCAAGCTTTCATCTTCTTGCATCCAGAACAAAATTTCATTGTAACTCCTTTAAATATAGAATCAAAGTTCTCCCTAAATTTCTTTCTTCCATCTTTTATTGAACGATCTACATCACCCTTACCTGATTGGTTACTACCAATTTGCATATGGCCTTCAAATTTCATTTTTTTACCTTCCTTATCATATTAGAAATAAAGTTTCCTTTTCTCTTTTTTATTAAGCTAGTATAACCACAAACTAAACAAACTCTATTACCTTCTTTTGTATCTATTAATCTATCTGAATCACATCTTTTACATTTCATTTTATTTATCTTCATCTATATTATATATTATTTTATATAAGTAATTCATCAGAATCTAACTTAATTCCTTCTTTAGCATCTCTTCTTCCTTCATCTGTTATCTTACCAGCTACTATATAAGTGCAATTATGAACTACAAAATCTTTAGCAATAAAACTTTCATCTTCTTTTACAGATAAATTATATCTTTTTTGTAATTTAATTAATTTTTTCTCAATTTTAGAAACTCTACACCATTCATAATTAAATTGATTATTATGATTCTTTAATAAATTTTTTAAAAATAAACTATTTTTTTTCTTATTTAATATAATCTTTGCATCCAAGTGGAATACATCCCAACCTAATTGTTCTAATTCTTTATTTCTTTTCTCATCTTCTTTTCTTCTCAATGAATGATAATAACCGTCACATTCTATAATCAATTTTAATTCCGGGAAAGCAAAATCTGCAAAATAATATCTTACTCTATTTAATTTATCCCTAACTAATCTTTTAACAGGATATTGTTGTATAAAATTATCAATACCCAATTCTAAAAGAACTCCTCTTGTAAATCTTTCTAATTTAGAATCACCGTGATTTTTTTGCCCCCGAATTTTAGCTGCTTTTTTCATGCTTTCTGGATTTTGAAATGGGTGTAATCCTAATTTAGCAAGCTGTTTCATTTTTTGTCTTGCTTTCAAAGTCGTTTTAAATCTATCCCTGATTCCTGATTTATATTGACTAATATTTGTTTCTGATATTGATTTACACATTCTATTTCTTATTTCTTCATCTTCCCATTGTTTATGAGTATTATATTTACTTCTATGGCTTTCTGAACAAAAATTATGCTTTGAACCAGGTATTTTTTTATTGCAATATTTGCATTTAGAAGCCAACATTAATATTTCATCGTTCGTTGTCAAATCTTGTGCTTCTACCCACCCTCTTTTAGTTAAAAATGGGTGTTCTGATGTAACATTTAGATTGTAATTACCTGTCTGAGTATATTTATCATATTGAGTATTAATTGTATACGTAATAGCATTTTTAGAACAACTTCTAATTATTTTAGTAACTTCTTTAAATCTTCCTTTGTGTGTTAGAACAAAATCGCCTTTTTTAATTTTATTGATTGGTTTATACCCGTTAATAGTATATATTGGAACATTCCAAGATGTCAAACATCTACAAGCTACATGCAATGGAATCAATGGTGCATTATCTACTGGAAACTTTCTTCCGTCTAAATCCATACAGTCATCACAAACTCTATCATCACCTGCTGATAACCATTCTACTTGTTTTATTCCTGTTCTTCTATATGCATCTAATCTTCCTTGATTGATTGCTCTTGATGATTCTGTTCTAGCTATCATCTCTGCATATCTCTTTTGAGGTATTATATATTGATACCCAGTTCTTACTTCTTTACCATTTACTATCTTAGGGGCTACTTTTACTATTTTAGGACCTATTTTTATTTCTCTTAATCTTCTAGCTATCTCATATGGATTAACTCCTTCTGTTACTCCAGCTGCTACTACTCCTTTTACATGTTGGCCTAAACTATTTGATATATGTAGTAAATTTTGAAATGCTAATTGTCTATATGCTGCTGTTTCTCTAAATAATTGCCAATCAGCTTCGTTACTTGGTATTCCTAAATCCCCTAAACCAACACTCATTCCTTGCCCATATCCTACCCCTAAGATACCCCACAATCTAGGTTCATTATGAATTCCAAATACTGCTAATTCTTGATTAAATATTTTCTCATATATTAAATAATCTGCTGCACTTAATGCTTTTATACTAATTGATTTTTCTTCAAATCCTTTATGAATATCTTCTAATAAAATTACTATACCTAATTCAACTACTTGTCTTATGTAATCATCAACAAATTTAACCATCTCATTTATTACATAGCTATCATCTATTAGTTTTTCAGCTAGTTCTTTTCTAACCATAACTATCTGTTTACTCCAATCTCTAAATGAAGGATAATCTAGCTCATCTTGATAAGCATCGAGTTGATTATCTAACTTTACCAATTGTATAAACTTTTTTATTGTTATCATTTTATTTCTTTGGGGCCAGCGAAAGGACTTGAACCCTTAACATTCTCATTACAGGTGAGAAGCTCTGCCATTGAGCTACGCTGGCTATTATCTTAAGCATTGTGTTCTTTATTTCTTTTTCAAGAACGCATAAATCACTAGACCAACTAACAGTATCACAAATATCCCGTACATCATCTTAAACCTCCTCTGTTATTTCTTCTTTAATTGGTTCACTTGGTTTTAATAACGCATCTATTCTACTTTTTATCTCTCCTAATTTATCTTTATGTTGAGCTTTACCTAACTCTTCAGATATTTGTTGAAGTTGATTAACCATTACTAATTGGTCTCCTCCCTCTTCTAATCTATCTAATCCTATCATTGCTCTTGCTTCATTAATTGTTATTACACCTAACTTACCCATCTTATCAGCTTTATCCACATTCTCTTCTTGAGATGCTTCTTGAGGGGGTTCTATATACCCCATCTTTATATCATCATATCCAAAACCTTGTTGAATTAATACATCCGTTAAGTGATGTGTTTCTAATTCAATCAAAGGTAATACTGCATCTGACTTAAATTGCTCTCTTTGCTGTTCTGAATTTAGTTTACCTGTGTTAGCAGTTATAACTCCTAATACTATCGGTTGTAATCCATAAACCGCCATTATCTTGACAAGTATCCATTGTTGATACTCCATGAATTGCATCTCTTGCTGAGATTCAACTACTTTAGTAAATTTAGCATCTACTGATGTTAATACTAATCTTGCTCCTTTCTTTCTTGCCTGCATTTTCCAAAAGTTCTGATTCTTTTGTAACTTCTTAGAACTCATACCTGGAAATGATAATACACCAGATATCATTCCATCATTATCCAATCTTCTTCTATTCATTATAGCTGCAGTTATATCTGATTGAACTGTATCATATAATGTTTCTATTGGAGATAATCCATATACTCTACCCGCTGTTGGATATTGTACAAAGTAAATTAATTCACTTTTAGAAAATTCTGCATCTGGTTTTCCAGAAGTATTATTCTTATAAAAGTAATATGCAGGTTGGTTATCTTTAAAATTACCATTCTTATCTACATTTATCTTTATGTTTACTCCTGCTACATCATAAAGTTCTACTGGCAAGTTACCTTTTTTCTCAACTGCTTTTTGAAGTTCAGTTAATTGTTTTTTATATCCTTTAGATTTATTCTTTAAATCTTCGATCTCAATATCTAAATTTTTACTGATATCTTTATCTGTAGTTACCTTTCTATTTAATGTTAGTTGCATTAATTCTTTATTTAACTCTTTCAAGGAAGCTCTAACTTCTGCTTCACCTGAATTAGCAAACACTATCTCTAATGCACCTGCATCATATACTAAAATATCTTTTAAATATTTTCTTCTAATATTATCAAAGGATTCTATCTTATCATTTGGGTTTTCTAACAATGCTGTTACTTCATCAATATGTTTCTGGGTTTCTGGTGATATAGCATCTGAAGATTCCTTTGGTACTGCTACTATTCTATACTTAACTACCTCTTTAATTATCTTGTCAACGCAAGCTCTTACCCATTCATCTTGAACATAACACTCCCACATCTCTGTAGTAGTTAGTCCAGTCTTTTGCATTATTCTATTTACATATACATCCCCATAACCAATTCCCATTATAGACGATTCATCTATAGGTACTTTTGAAGATTTCTCATCAAAATCATCTCCTGGAATTAAGTCAGGGTCTTCTTTTCTTTTCTTCGGTCTTCTAAATATCATCTCTTCTCCTTATAGCTCTACCCCTAGCCAATCTCCCTCTAGTTCTATAGCTGATAAAGCTTTTATTGAAGCTCCGGCCAAAGCGTCAGAGTTATGAACAAAAACTCCTGCAGAGAGAGCAAAATTATGTGTATCTTCTACAACTAAATCATAAATTGGTTGGGTGGTTTTAGTTAGTTTTTGAATTTGAATTATTTTATGATTCTTCTTTTTCTCTTTTGCTTTTATTGTATTTATCCTTCCAATTTCTTTAGAATGTAAAGGACTAAATACTCCCCACAATTTTAATCTTTGTCTAATAACCTCTTCACTACAATTCAAAAGTTTCCCAATATCTTTAGGGGATTTTTTATCTTTTAAATATTTAGTAGTTATATCTTCTTTATATAAATTTATATCAAATCCTAATCGTATTATTGATTGCTTTTGTGCTGCTTCTCTTATTGATTTACTTGTTTCTTTTGTTAACCCCTTGCACCAACTCCCATCACCTCTTCTAGCGTCTGCTCCTGCTTGAATAAACTTCTTCATTCTTTCATCTTTATAACCCTTAAAATCAGATTTCTGAACCCACCTTGTACATTTTATTAAACCTAAACCTATTAACTTTTGTGTTTTTTTCATAGATTTTGAATGTTTATCCCTTCCTTCTTTTGATATATTAAATAAATGTGCCCCTTTATGTAATTTCTTTAATTTTTCAGGGGTAGATAATAAACCATGTAATCTAGAATGTGCTTTTAATGTCATTAATTTTAAATTATCTGGAGAATTATCCAACTTATTAAAGTTATAGTGGTGTACTAATTCTTTATTATTATTTGGGACTCTTTTAGCAAATTGTCTATGTTCATAATGCCAACTATCCTCAAAAGGATTATAAAACATTCTGTATCCTTTTAAATGATTTTTATTAATTTTTCTATATAGTGGCATCATAGAATCACCTATTTTTAAATCTTTTGCTTCTTTATATATCCCATTTTTTAACATAAATGGGTGGTTTAATGTACAAGTAATAGTTTCATTATTATCTAATTTAATTTTAATAAATTCTTTACTGTACCCAGATTTAAAAACATTCTTTATTTTTTTAGGAACTACTTTCTTTCTTTTTAAGTCTATTGAATAAATATAATTTTCTTTTCCTTTATCTTGTTCTACTATTAACTCTTCAAATGATAAATCTCTTCCATCAACTAAAGAAACTTTAGTACCCCCTACAAAACAACAATCTTTACTGCCCTTATCGTTTGCTTCTTCTATAGAACGTCTTTGTGAGACTTCTGGGTGGTCTACTTTTCTATCCACATTTATTAACTCATTTAATTCTCTTAATAATACTGGATAATTATAATAATCTAATCTCTTTGAGTAGATTAATTCTTTTGTTGTTTGGTAAGCTTCATCTGTTCTATCTACTGATAATAGTTCTGCATTTATTCCACTCTTATTTAATAATTGAATCATTTCTATTGAACCAAAGGAGTCAGCAGTTACGCCCCCTATTGGAAATCCCAAATTGTGTAACTTAAATATAAAATTTCTAATTAATTCAAAATCTAATTCCCCTCTATCACCTTTCAACTGCATTACTAAATCTAAATATATACCTACACCCATATCCTCATCTTCAGGATTTATTAAATATGGATGTACTAAAGCAATACCTCCGCAGTCTCCACCTTCTTTACCTTTGGCTAAATCTAAGTGAATAAAGTATTGTGTATCTGAGTGTCTTGCTTCTAATAATTTTAATTCTATTTCTTCAATATGCGTTCTTGTAACTACTTCTTTTAAATGATCTAATCTTTGAATTGAATAAGGTCTAAACCATGATTTAAATTCTAGTTCGTTTAGATCAGCTACGTGTATCATATTACCTATATATGGGGCTTCTCTTTCTAAGTTAACATTCTCTACTATCTTCTCTGGGTACTTAAAGAATCTATTACCTAATCTTTCAGATAATATATTACCATATCTTCTTGCTGCATCTTCTGGATTCTTAGCAAATGCTCTATTAAAATCTTCTCTTGTTTTATCTGGCCTTACTTCCCAAGTTGTCTTTCTACTTCTATATACTCTTTCTTCTAACTCTGATTGCTTCCATCTATAATTCATAAAATCAAATTCATTTCTTAAATAAGATAACAATATAATACGTACAGGTGAATCATCTTTATTCCCCCATCTTGATTCAGCTGTAAACCATAAGTTCTCATAAAGCTCTTTTGCTTTACTTGGTTTAAACTCTGCTATTTCATCAAATATTGCTATCAAAATATTCTTTCCCTCTCCTGTATATTTCTGGCTGTTCAAACTATATGCTGTTATATTCTTTTTAAATAATACCTTTGATGTTTGAACATCTTGCCCATCTCTTAAATCCATTCCCTTTTCAGCAAACCAATTCCTACCTGTCTTTGGATTCTTTACTAACTTAACTGCTTGAGATAATCTTTTAAAGAATACATCTTTAGCATGGACACTTGATAAACTTACATTAATTAAATCTATTGGTTCATTATCTGCAAAGTTAAAATACTTCTGAGGATTCCTTAAACACATTAACCAATATGAGGTATATAATATTATCCTTAAACTTATAAAATCTTTCCCAGAATTATGATTTACAATATCATGAGCAATATAATTATGAGTTTCAGGAACATTCAAATCATAATAATCTTGTTCTCCGATACACTCTATTGATTCTATTTCATCAAATTTTATCATAATTGTCGTTGAATTAATAGCTATCTTATCTGTTTCTTTTAACTCTCCTAGCGTCTTCCATCCATCTTTAGTATAAAATTTATGTTCTTTACTTACTATAATTTCTTTACCAGATTTTGTTTTAACTTTATATAATTTAGTAGTTCCTTTCTTAAATGGTATACCTGTTTCTTTAACTACAAATTTATATGTCCCGTTTTCTTTAATCATAGAACGTACACTTATTTTTAATTTTTTATCTGCTAATTCTTTTATCGTATATTCTTTACCCGTTACTTCATCTTTTAATATTGTATCTCCTGCGACACATCCTTCTCCCCATAGTAACAAATACTCTATATAATTTCTTAACCACTCTTTACCATCCCCGAATAAATTATCAAATACATCTAATTGAGGTTCCGATAATCCTGGTTGCAGCCAATTAGTAAAGAATTCTTTAGGGGATACCGGTTCTTCTTCCCATATACCAGCTGAATTCTTATTGATTTCAACATCAAGTCCTTTTAGAAGTTCAGTATAAATTAGGGTATTCATATATAATAAAGAAAAGAAATATGCCTGATATATTTATACTGAATGCTTAATTTGCTTCTTACCTTTATTAGCTTTACCTACCTCAATATTTCTTTCATATCCAGCATGACTCTTTAAATCTTCTAATCTTTCTTGCTGTTCTTTCTGGTATTTTTTATTATTAGTCCACTTCTCTCTGTCTTTATCCCATCTTTTCTTTAACCTAATCTTTGTTGGGTTTGTCCCATTGCTTTTAATTGTCATTTGTTCTCCTCATTTAATATTTTAATAGCACAATCTATACAACAAGCATGTTTTGTTATTTGTGTTCTATGTTCATCTTCAAAATACAACTCTTGCCAACTAGCCTCATCCCTACCAAAATATATTTTTCTAAAATCTTTTTCTCTTCCACAAGCATCACATACTATTTTATGTATCTCACTCATTTCTTCCCCCTTAATTTATATTTAATATAATCTATAAAATCATATATTGGAAAGATTATATATGAAGATACCCAAGATACCATTTTTATTCCTATACTAACTAGATCATTACATTCTGTATGCTTGAAACAAGTTAAACATCTACCACAAAGTAAACAAGTTCTATGCTTTGCTACATATTCATCTATTACACATTTGCTTTCTACTGTTGTGCATTTCTTATGTTCTATCCATTCTCCTCCACCTTCTTCGCAACACCTAACTAAACAACCACACTTTAACCGCTGGAAAGGTTGTTCAGTTTTTAATTTAGTTAATTTCATTCTACTTCTTCTTTCCCTCAATATACTTTATCACATCACCTACTGTTTTAAGCTGATCTGCTTCCTCATCTGATATTTCAAATCCAAATACCTCTTCTAATTCCATTATTACTTCAACTCCGTCTAATGAATCTGCTCCTAAGTCTCCTACTAATTCTGAACTATCTTTTATTTCATCCAATTTAACATTTAATTGTTCTGAAATTAAGTTTATTACCTCTTCTCTTATTGTCATATCATCTCCTTATAGCCACCTGACTATTGGTTCTTTTGTATTGTTTTTATACCAAACAAACCAAGCGAAAGCCATTGTACTGCTTGCCATCTTTTTACCAGTTAATTCGTCTATATCACTACCGTTTCGTAACGGTTGTTGCCTTGATTTAAACACATAGATATATTTCAATGGTGTTTTTTCCATTATACTTGCTCTTTTTTTACCTTCCAACGCTTGTAATTTCCCAAATAAAAATACTTTTTCAGTTGCAATATCAAGTGATTTGACCATAAATTCTGTGAATAAACTAAATGGTGGATTTGTTATAACTGTTTTATATTCTCTGTCTGGTTTCCAATCTAAAAAATCAACACCGCCAGTACCATACCCCCTATAAATTAAATCATTATTAGTAACATCACCACCTAACAATTTTGATATATGACCTTCTCCACAACAAGGCTCTAATGCTGGGAAAGTTACTTCTTCCACAGAAAGCAACGACTTAGTGCTATCTTGGTGTGTAGCATAATAATCGTTAACAACTCTACCTCTACTTGGATTACTGCCAACTATTTTATTTCCCTCTTTCATATCATCTCCTTATATGGATTCATAATTTATCTCCTTTTCTTGTATAGTTAAACAACTAATACATACACCTTGAGTTTTATTGTCTTCAATAACATCAGACCAAGATGATTTATTATCCTCCGTTAATGCTACTCCACATCTTGCACATGCTGGAATCTCATTATCACAGAATGGCTCTACTATTCCCCAAGCTGTTTTAACTCCTATATCTTTCATCTTACTGCCTCCAATAGTTTTTCTTTAGTAACCCATTTATCTTCTGTACCACCTAATCTCTCAGGTTTTATAAAATCTCTCG